CACCACGGCACCCTTGCTGCCGTTGTACAGCATGAGCGTGCCGAACTCCCAGCGCACCTCTTGCCCCCAGTGCGAAGCCACGGCATCCGTCGCGTAGCCCACCACCGAGGACAGCGGATCGGCCACCAGCCACTTGTCGAAGCACCACACCCAGTTCTGCGCACGGTAGCGCGAGAAGCCCGCAAGCGATGTCGTCAGGGTGAACCACACCTGCTGCTGTGCCGCCTGACTCGCCGCAGCGTCATAGACCAGAGTGCGATCCGGCAGGTGCAGGTACAGGTGCTGATGAGTGCGGTCGTTGCGCGCCTCCATCTTGCACAGGGCCAACTGCGCTTCGGTGAAGCCCAGCAGGATTTCGTCGATCTCCTGCGTGCTGATTTTCTGCGTCGTGGCGTTGGCACCCAGATACACACCTGGGGCTTCGTTGACGCCGCTGCCCAGAAACGCGACCTGCTCTGTAAAGATGCAGCAGGCCTGCGTACCGATCGCGCCCTTTTCGACCTGCGCGCCGTCAATGCGCTGGAACGGGAAGAAATCCCCGCCCACGTTGTCAAACACCTCAATGGTGTTGCGGTTCAGCGCGTATACCTCGTTGCGCACCTTCAGCAGCGCCACCACCGGGTCAGGATCAACCTCGCTGGAGCCGTATTTGAGCGGATTGACTTCCAGCGGGTTCGTGAGTTCAGTGACGACGAGGAACTCGCCGTCTGTGGTCATCCAGTAGCCGTCAACCCACACCACATCCAGCACGACCCCCAGGTCGGGATCGACGTTCTGCACCAGCGTTCCAGCAGATGGATCGTAGAAGAACAGGTTGCCGTTGGACGCGATGCCCAGCAGAGTGAACGAGTAATCGAGCGTGACCTGATTGCCGTCGTTTCCAACGTCACCCAGCACCGTGACCGCGCCCGTGCTGCTGACCGTGACGAGCTTGCTGCCCATCACGCGGTAGCACACGCCGTTCCAGTTGATGCCGCCCCGATCCAGCCCTGGCCCCGTGCCGTTGGCCACCAAACCATCAGCAGGCCGCAGATAGTCATTGCTGACGCCGCTTGGCACAGGCACCGGCACCAGATTGACCGGATACGACGTGCGAACGTCCGGGCTCTGGTCGGTAAAAACGCCGGAAAGGATGGGGATTTGCATGTCAGCAGTTCCAGGCTTTCAGAGCAAGCGCCTTGCGCGTAGGCCTTCCCTTTTCGTCCTTCATTGGCCCAGGCATACCGCCCATGCGGGCGCAAAAAGACTTGCGCCGCGCTGCGTCCTTTTCCGTCTTTGGATTCGGCGCTGGCGGCTTCAGATTCATGCCCTGCGCTTTGGCAGATGCACGTCCCTTGGCGTTAAGACCGCCCTTTGGGTTTTGACCCTCTTTGCGAGTCCACGCAGGGGACTTGGCCATTACAGCGCTCCGATTGCTTCGCTGAACTTCTTGATTCGCATCTCGAGATTGGCGCGGTCTTGTGCCATTGCATCTTGTTGCGCAGACAACTCAGATGCCCTGGCCGACAGTTCTCTGTCGCGCTTATCTGCGGCATCTTTGCGCTTTTTTGCATCAGCATCAAAGGCCAATTTGTCTTCCGCAAGTTGGCGCAGCTTGCCGTTCACCTCTTCCAGCAGCGACTGAAGCGTTGCCTTTTCGCCGGCAGCATCTGCTTCTGCCTGCGCTTTTGCGGCCATGGCTTCAGACAGTGCACGCTCGGCGTCTTGCTTCATGGTGGCAGCGTCTGTTTGCGCTTTGGTCAGCACATCCACAGCCTGTTGCCGCAGATTGTTAGCCTCAACAACCGCAGACATTGCACCTTGGCGCTGCTGAAGTTCATCGCGCAGCGCAGCCATTTCTGCCAGTTGCTTTGGCAATTCAGTGCTGAAAAATGCCAGATAGTCAACCTGGGCAGCGTTTTGGACGTCCATTACAACCTCACTCGTAGAAGGTGATGTTCAGCTTGGCGGACGGAAGCTGCGCCACGAATTGAATCTTCGCCAGATTTCCGTCATAGATCATTGTGCTGCCCGCGCTCAACGGCATCCCCTCCGTTGGAGTTGGCGCAACGCCGTCGTCTCGCCAGCGCACAGGGCCGCTCTCTGGCGTGATCAGGGCAAAAGATGGCATCTTTCCCTGACGAGCAGAGGATGGCAATCCGATGCCTTGAGGCAACAGAAGAGACTCAATCTTCTTGTAACCAAGGCTGATTTTGGTACGCTGGCCCATCTTGCTTCCCCTAATTACACCGCGACAGACCCAGCCATATCAGGCTGCGTCATCACCCATGCATAGCATCGGTCCAAGAACGATGCGCCCGCTTGCGCCTCAACGCTGTCGAGGTCCGTATGGTAACGCCTGAAGTCCACATCTCGCGTGTCGTCACCGGGCGTGGCTGTACCGTAGCCTGCGACGTCGATCATCACGGAGAATTTCGGCCCGCCTGCACGCTGGCGCGAGATCGCGGCGGTGACGATGCGGAAGTAGGCCCCGGCGAACGGAACGCCGTACTGAGAATTTACGAGGTCGATCTGGATTGCCATATTTTGCTCCTTTAAGCGTATGTCACTTCACTGGTCTGCACCGTCGCCACCCAGCGGATGTTTGTCGCAGCGGCTCCAGTGACGGTGATGGCGAGGCCACCGTTCGTTGTATCAGCGCTGAGCGCCAGCGTCCAGCCTGGGGTGTTGTCAATCGCTGTCACTGTAGAAGCCACCAGTGTTGTGCTGGCCGCGTTTGCCTCGCGCCGGATCAGCCCTTCGATTTTCCACGCCGCCGAGGCTGTGCCACCGGAAGCCTGTTGGCGGGCGACGATGATGCCGCTGAAGGCGTAGGCGCTGTTGTTGGGGAGGATTACTTGGTTGTTGGTGGAAGCTGAGTTGCCAGGAATAGAACTTAATGCAACTGGCGTTGCATCACTTGTTTGCTTTCCTAATACCAAATCACCAGTTTGCGCAGAGCCTACTTCTGAACTAAATGCTTCAGAACTGTGAACGCGCTTCCCCTGGATGTTTGATCTGCCTCTGGACCCCGTACAAACAGCGCTAATTTCCGTAGCTTCGCACAAACTACCTAATGCGACCGTGTAAAAAGTTGACGCCGTATTGCTGTTGCCCAATGCAACACCGCGACTTCCCGACGCAGTATTAGATCGCCCCATAGCAACGGACCAAGCGCCACTTGCTGTATTGCTTTCTCCAGCAGAAAAGCTATCCTCCCCGGTGGATGTATTTCTATCCCCAAAAGCAAAAGCCCCGGTTGCAGTAGCTTTTGCCTGATACCCTATAGCGACACTATTAGCCCCAGTAGCGCCATAAGTGCTTGTATTGTTCGCCACCGCAGCAGCAAAGCTGTCGGTGCCAGAGGCGTAGGAGCCGCCGAGGGCCATTGCTCCAGCGCCGGTGCTGGCCTGGGCGCCTTGGGCTGAAGAATTGAGACCTAAAGCACTGCCGTAACTAGCAATAACAGATGCACCGCGCCCAAGCGAAATTGCACCAAAACCGGACGCTGTTGTTGATGGTCCTAAAGCAACAGCATCAGTTACCGTTGCGCTAGATGCAACACCAATAGCTATAGCATTTAAACCAGACGCAGCTGGTCTTGTGGCGGTGTTTTGTATATTTTCCGAATACCCCCGCATTGTCTTTTTATCGCCGGTCTGCCAATTAGTACCGTCGCAGACAATCTGTGTGCCTTCACCTCGACGCAGGACAAGTGTTGTCAGTCCGTCAATAGTCTCAGCACCGCTAGGATCAATAGTAATGGTGCCAGTTCCAGTATTCCAGATCCAGCAATTGAAACCAGCGCCTAACGTCGCTGCCGCGTCCAGAGCGATAGTGAATGTTCCAGACGTGCAATTGATGATCGTGCCGAGGTCACCGGCAACGACGGTGTAGGCGCTGGTCTTGTTCTGGATCGTTAGGGTTGCGGAACCGCCGCCTGCGGTCGCCCACGATGTGTCTGTTCCATCTGTGGTCAGGAACTTGCCGCTGTTGCCGCCCTGAGATGGCAGCAGCGCGTTCAGCGCAGCGTTGGCCGTTGTCTGTCCTGTGCCGCCGTTTGCAATCCCAAGAGTTCCAGTAACGCCAGTGGCGAGTGGGAGCCCTGTGCAATTTGTCAGGGTTCCGCTAGATGGCGTTCCAAGGACTGGAGTTGTAAACGTCGGGCTTACCGACAACACCATGTCGCCAGTGCCAGTGACTGCGTTGTTTAGCGTGACGCCGCCGTAGGTGAGCGCACCAGACATCGACACCGCACGCGGGAACGTGTAGGTATCTCCTGCGCCTGGGGCTCGCAACTGAGGAGTTGCGGCATCGAGAGCAATGACTTCAAACGCTGCCATGGTCAGACCACATATGGGGTGCCGTTACTTGACAGCACCGTAGTTGTGATGGTGTAGGACGCGCCAGTGCTAGAAAGCACTGTCAGCGGCACAACGTATGTGTTCCCGGCACTGTCCTTGATATTAAACGTTGTCGG